TAAAGCTCGCAATGCTCCGGTTGCTGCACCGCTCAGTCCTCCGATCATGTGCGTCAAACCAATTGGATAAGCTCCGCGCCAAGGCACAAAAGGAAACTCAACCATCCAATCTAGTTCGTTCATTTGTTGATCGTCTTCCTCCCAGTTACGATACAATGACAGTGGCTTGTCAGAAGATTTGTCAATGGAAAGAATGTAAGGAGCAAGACCGTATTCATCTTCCATCTCTAAATACGTATACACTTCGTAAATCGTTCTCAAACCGTCTTCGTTATAAGATGTGTCTTGTTTTCCCTCGATCTTTTCGTTTGCTTGTTCTGCTTTTGAAAACTCTGGTTGATTGGGACTTGGTAAGTCTACGTCAGAATACATTCCTGCGTCAACTCGTTTTTGATATTCCATGTGCGTTATATATTGTACGTGAGTCTTACGTTCTGCAGTGTAAAAGTTGGTAGCAGAAAAAGGAAGATAAACATCGTCAATCGGTACGAACTCAGATGTTGGCCTGTTGTGCTGTGGGCTCCACATATACTTCATGTATTGACCGCCACCTAAAGGCAATTGCGTAGACAACTGCTCTAACTCAGAACGAAACTCTACCATCTGTTCTGTAGCTTGCCAGTTCATAAACTCTGTTTTGCGTTGCGCTTTTTCTACCTTGACCTTGTCTGTTTCACCTATGATCTTGGATTTCACAGGCCCATTTGGAGGGAATATCTCTTTGATGAACCTAGCTGAAAAGTCTACACAAGCTTCAACTAACATCGGATGCACCACTTTGTTTGCTCCGGCAAATTGTGCTCCACCTGGAGCGTCATCACCTAAACCTGTTCTGCGCAATCCTTCTTCATATTGTTTGTCTCTTTTTTGCCTAGCTTCTTTGTCACGCCCTATCTTTGTCAACAAATCACTAATACAAGTTCTCAATTTGCTGCGATCAACTTCTTCTACAATGTTGGCAAAATGCTCTGAACCTTCTTTGACAGAAATAGACTCTAGCTTTATAACTGCACCGCCATCTGCGGTGTCTTCAACTTCTAGCTCTTCCTCCGGCATTTCAACTATAGTCATTTCTTCTTCTGTTATTTGTACGTCTGCCATGTTAATCTCCAAGCACGTCTGCTATTAATGCATCAATGTCTACTGAACCGCCTTCAGCGAAGTTTCTGCCTTGCCAACTACCAAACATCCTTATCAATTCAAATGTTTTGATAAATCTTCCGTCTCCATAACCTCCATTTTCTCTTGCCCAGTCATCGAACTCTTCAAAGACTGCTCTTGGTGCTCTGTAATACATCTCTCCTGTCGGATCATCTAATAATGTTTCTGACATTTGTGTCAAATTATTTGTGTCTACAATTCCTAAATGATCTAAATCTCCGGAAGCAACATCTGTCAAATTGTCTCCAAATTTTTTGGACAAGTTGTTCAAATAAGCCATTGTGCTGTTAGCAATCTTCTCAGCGTAATCAGGGTCTCTTTCATTGTATTGAACAGCTTGTTTGCTGCCTAGTGAGTTGCCAACAGGCTTTATTTCATCTATGGAAAACTCTTGTTGAAAACGGCCTTCGGGGTCGTTTGCCAATTCTATTTTGTATTCGTTTGCAGAAGTCCAATCTTCTATAAAATCTTGTTGGGCTAAATTTGCAGCTTCGTCATCAGCTGTTCCATTAGTTCCATACCAATCTTCCATGTATTCTTCTAAATCTCTATACAGGTCTTCTTCTGTCCCGATTTCTTCAGGGTCAAAAGCTCTTTCGTCTTTCAAAAAGACTTGAACATGAGGTCTTCCTTCTGCGTCTAACAAAACGTCTAATTTAGACATCCTGTTTTCTGGAGCGTAATAAGCTGCAGTGTTCGGAGACTGTGTGCACCAACCTCCTGCAGCACCAATGAATGTGCAAATTTGCCCGTCCTCTGATTTTGAACTTGGCAACTCTACCTACTTGCCACCTTTTTGATCTACAAAATCTACTTCAAAATAATCATCTTGAAAAACACTTTTGTTTTGTAGGGTTCTCATCATCCCTTCTCTTTGAACTCTTGCTGCTTCTTTTGCTCTCCATTCGTTTATTTTGTGAACTTTCCTTATCATCGCTGGCACGCTCATTTGTTCTACTTTTTCAGCATCAATGCGCAATTCAACAGGCAAATTAGAATCTGGGTCCATGGCGTTTCTCATCTCATCCATCAAATGATCAAAACGCAAATTTCTACTGGTGTATCTGTTTGCATTCGACTTTGGCGAGAAAACTTTAGTTTCAGGAGGAACTTTAGACAACCAAGGATATTTTTCTAAAGTTTCTTCAATTTTTTTGTTCACAACGTCTGGACCTGTTTCTTCAAACATGAACTCATCTGCTAGCTTATCTCTTCGCGAGGAATAATAACTTTTAGGGTCTAATAATCCTCCTGCTGTTTCAATTCTTATTTCTCTGTCGCTGATGTCTTCCCACGTAAGACCTTCACGCGATTCTCCATATCTTTTGAATTTTGTATTGCTGTCGTATCTGGGCGGAGAGTCAATGGCAAAAGGATCGTCCTGCATTGGATCAACCCTATTCTGGTAATCAAAATGCAATATGTTTTCGGCGTCTGCTTGCATTCTCACAGGATCTTCTGGCGTGCCCATTTCATTTTTAGCATACTTTTGTAGTTTTTTGATTATTGATCTTTCAGCTTTGTATATAGGTTCGTTGAGTTGACTCGCGTTTGGTGGACCACGGTAAAGGTCTGTGAACAATTCTTCGTTTTCAATCCAATTGCCACCTTTGTCTTTCACTGCGTCCATGCGTACGCCACTTGCTACCAACCGATCTTGCAATGGATCGTATGCGCTCTCGTCCGGAACTTTCTGTGCTGCTTTTTGTATCGCTCTTTTGTTGAGTGCGTTAACTACTGCCTCAGATCCTTTTTGAACTGCTGTTCCTGCCCCAGCACCAATCAAAGCTCCATAACCTGCTCCTTTTAAACGGTTGCCTTCTTCTGCCGTACCTGCTCCAGCTATCGCGCCTTCTCCAGCTCCAACTAATGCTGCAGTTCCTAATGGCCCTAACTTCCTCGCGCCCATCGTTGCTAATCTGCCTATGTTACCTGCAGCAAGAGCTGTAGATGATCCACCAGTGAATGGCGTCAAAGCTAATGCCCCAACTGTTGGTATGAATCCACCCGCAATTTCTCCTGCTAATGCTCCGTAAGGATTGGCCGTTGAATAAGCTTCGTTTTCTGCGCGTATCTGCTTAAGAGCATCTTCATAAGTTTCATCACCAAACTTAGAACGCACCAGACCTTCAAGCTCGTCTCCCCAACCTAAAAGAAGACCTTGGCCTAGTATGTTGCGTGCTACGTCCGTCGCGCTAGCCATCCATCATGCTCTCTTTCAATGCAGCAATTTTGGCAGGGTCGTACTTAACTAATCCACCTTCTGCTGCTTTCCACTTGACCTTGTTGGCCCAATATGCTGGAGACGTCTTTCCTCTAGCTATGTTCTTTGCATGGCGGTCTTTGAATGCTTTGCGCTGTTTTGCATTCCTGTTTGTTTTTGCTCCTTGTTGACCGAACCGAATCATACGCTCTTGGCCGTTGTCATTGATCTTGACTACGTGAGACTTTTTAGGATGACTTGGCGTTGCTCTGGGTTTGTTGATTTGCAAACTGTCTTTCAAAGATGTGGAACCGCCTTCTTTAAATCCTGGTCCTACCGTTCCAGTTTCATTTGACTCATCACCAAACCCAACAGGCGGTGTATATGTATTGCCATCTGTAAAACCCATAGCATCATCTAACGCTTCAGTAAAACTCATGTCATCGTACATCATGCTGTCAATAACTCTTGCTGCTTTGAATGCTGCCGCAGTTGGCGTTAATGGTGGCGCATTTCCAAAAGCATCCATAACATTGCCAACAGAAAAGTTTCCTATGTCTGCTGTTCCAACATCTGCTCTCATTGCATCTGCACCGCCCGTGCCGTCTACGCCCAAAGATGAATCGCTATTGTTTAACAAATTCAAAACACTGTTAACTTGTTTGTCAGCATAACTGTTTCCTTCACCAGTAACTCCAAGAAGATCATAAGCTCTTAACAGTTCTGAATAACCTCCAAGATCTTCTAACATAGAAGGGCCACCCATGTTGTTGCTTGGAGCAAACACATTACGCAAGAACTTAGACATATCATTACCTGCCTTGTCTTCATTCATGCCACCGCTTGCACCACTGCCAAGCAAATTAGTTTTGAAATCATTTCCTATGTCACCATACACTTCACTTAATGCAATCGGCGTATCTATCTCCTCGTTAAAAATATAAGTTGGCCTAGACACGTCTGCATTATCACCAACATAGTTTCTGTCCTCAACATTTGTCAGTATCTTAGCAATGTTCATCAAGTCAGGATCGACATTCGGTAACGCCATATCAAAACCATATCGGTTGTCTTGTATCCCAAAATCTGGCGTGAATGGCGTGCCATAATAATGCTGTCTCGCAAAGTTGTCTTCGAACTCTGACGTTGGTAAATTATTACCAAACCTATTCTGGTAATCAACAGTTGCCTGTGAAAGCACATCAGGATTGGTCATCAAATATTGTCTCTCGGGACTCTGAACAGCAAAGTCTTCTACCATCGCCTGAAAGTCTGCCCCTGGAGCAACACCCTGTGATGCAACATATGATGTGGCTTGATTCAAAAGTTCTGGGTTAGATTGTAAAGTTTGTAATGGTGCGCTGAGTTGAGTGTTAGCCCTCATGTTTGCTAACGATGTCGCTTGCTGGTCTGCATACTGTTTGAACAAATCCATATTGACTTGACCCGTGTTTGGGTCTAATGCTATCGCTTCTTCATAGGTAATAGCCATATCAAATCCTAAGCAGCATATGGGTTAACATTCGGGAACGGTATAACTTTTCTTTCATCAGGATCTCTTGCTTGCGGCAAATCAAACCAGTGGTCGTTTTTGAAATATATAATAGCTTGCGTAAAAGTATCTACGTAATCATCATGCGGTGCTACTGGAAATTTAGCAAGCTGTTTTACGAAATCATTAGACCATGAAACGAAATGACCAGGATTCTTTTTGCTCTCTGGCACCCAAACCAACCCTAACTCTAAAGTTGGTGCAGCTTGATGTGCTCTGCTTATCTTGTCTGCGTTTCCTGGATTATACCCTATGGCCGGAACTTTAGCTAATCTTAAGTCTTGCAATAAAGATTGACCACTTGCTTTTGCCTCGACAAGAATCCTGTCTGGTCTTCTTGCCCTGCTGTATGGATTTTCTTTTGATAAACCACCGTATTCTTTTGCCCAGTCTTTTACTGCTGTTTCTCTAAGGTCAGGGTAACTTAAATGTTTGTCCCAAGCATCTATTAACATAACATTCTTTTGTCCTTCGTGCGTAAAGATTCCCCAAACACTGCACGCAGTTGGGTCTCCTGTGGTCTTCTCCGTGAAGGCGCAATCATAGGACTGCAAAATATATTCAAATGGGGGTAGCCCAGATTCGTGAGGCCACATGGCCAGAAAGCTAGTTTTTAATATTCCACCGTCGGCAGGGTTGGGATCCTGTTGTAGCTGTCCAGCAGAGCCATAGACACCAAGCAACCGCTTCAGGTCAGCCACTTCCTTAGGCCCGAAACGATCAGCACAGATGAGCTCGCCTTTGGTTGTCCTTGGGTCGTATGATCCTAGCTTTGTCTTACGTTTATGACCGTCCCATTCCGCTGGGATCATCAAATGTTCCCAACCGCCTATGTCTAAGATGTGTCCACTTATGTCCATCTCATGGAGACGTTGCATGACCGTGACCATCGCATCATTCTTAGGATCATTGAGACGTGTCGACCATACTTGATCGAACCATTCAACCGCTGACTCACGTATGGCGTCCGACTGTGCCTCTTGTGCCGCATGCGGATCATCGAGGATCAATCTCGATCCACCTTCACCTGTCGCTGTACCGCCCACAGACGTCGCTATCCTGTAGCCTGTCTTGTCGTTCTCAAATCGTTGCTTTGCGTTCTGGTCTCCGGACAACTTAAACATCTGACCCCATCGCTCTTGATACCAAGGTGATTGTATGAGTCGTCTAGCTTTCAGGTTGTCACGTATGCTTAGGTTGCCGGAGTAACTTGCACACAGGAACTTCTGTGCTGGGTCTGTCAACCACTCCCACATAGGCCACATGACGCTAACGATCGTCGACTTACTATGTCTCGGTGGTATGTTGATTAATAACTTCTTAATGTCGCCTGAGCTGATCGCTTCAAGGTGTTCGCATATCTCTTCAATGTGCCATGAGCCTACGAACTTCGCCGATGGCTCAACGACGTGCCACGACTGCTTAACGAACTCGTACAACGACGCAGACGCACGGCGTCTCTGTTTCTCTTTCTGGATGGCTTGCGAGACGAACGCAGGTGACATCTCGTTCATTGCTCTTCAGTGTTCCCTTTTTCGATGAGCTGTTCCATGTTGCTGAGCTCTTCATCCGTCAAGTTTTTAAGATTGAGAGACGCAATGTTGATCGGCCCACCGTCGACACCAGAGTGTTCCTGTGCGACCTTGTCGCCATACACCTTGGGCATCATCTTGGAGAGCAACCACTTACGAGAGTCGACTCGCAATCGCTGGTGCTGGACTGCAGCAGAGTCGTACCTTGCTATGCCGTTGTTGTCAACGACTGACACAGGGTCTTTGTCAGCTATCAGCAACACATCTTCAGCCAATGAATGAATCATTTCGTCTCGCGCGAGCGCGTACCGGTCGGCGGCACGGCCACCGGCCTTGGTCCAACCGAGGAATGTAGACTTAGGAACTCCAACTTTCTCGCAGGACTTACCACAAGGCACGCCCGTAGACATCATGTCACAGACTTTGTCGATCAGCTTGTCTTTCTCTTTGTCTGTATAAGTTTTCATCGCGCACTCATCGCTATTGTTTTTTGTATTATCGATCGTGTGGTCGAGTTAGGCAAGTTAAAAGTTATCAGCCCTCTAAACTTGGTAAACCTAAAGTAAAATATAAATTAAATTAATATGTTTTTTAGCACTTTTTGATATTATATTAATTATTTTTTCAACGTAGTTTTATCAAGTTTAGCGGGCGCAAATAAGCACCGAATGACGTGCCGATCGTCCCTCGTCGAAAAATTATTATCACTCGTCGTGTTCTTTTATGTTGCTTTATGTGTATTGTTCAGGCATAGTACTTTCATAACTTAGAACCGGAGAAAGAAAAAATGGGTAGAATTAACAAAGAAGATCGTCGCCAGACTGCCGTCTACGGAGACATCAGACGCGAGTCACGGGCCATGTGGAACGAGAACAACGACTGTGTTGTGATGGCCATTGCATTAGCTTGCAACATTCCTTATCCAGAAGTTCACGAGGCTTTAGCCGAGCAAGGTCGCAAGAACGGCAAAGGCACATGGGGCTACCAGTGGACAAAAGCACTGAAAGAGTTAGGCGTTGAAACCGAGATAGTCAGGCCAAGCGATTTCATCAAGCAGTACCCCAAAGGTCACTGTGACAAGTTGAAGAACGTCACAACCCACCACATGGATCGTTTCCCTAACGTATGGAAAGACGGCCACAACTATTTGCTTCACACCAGACAGCACATGGGTGCTGTAGTTGACGGAGTCAACCATGACTGGACCAAAG